GTAGTGCGGGTTATGTTTCTTAGCCCAATCCCTACCGAGCTCTCTTTGATCGGGCTGAGAGTCATTTGTTTTTGCTTTAGCATTGGCAGCAATGGCACTTTGCATAACTGCGTAATTGGTAGAACCTGATGTATCTTTCACACCCAGCTGAGCTTTAAATGACTTTGCAAGGGCATCAGATACACGCTTTCTTTCAGCAGGGTCAGATATTGATGCAATTACCGGCTTGGCTGCCCTTATAGCTGCTAAAACAGAATTCCTGTCTGTGATAACATGTTCGCACTGGGCATCTTTGTTTTCCATTTCTTCCGGCGGAACAGTCACTGACTCCTCATTTTCAGTCGGGTCTTCATCTTGCCCCGGCATACCTTTGGTAATGCTGTTTTCCAAAGCAGACAAACTATCATGCTCTGCCCCAGGGGATTGTTGGTCATTCTCGACCAGCTGCTTAACTACTTGAGTAAGCTCCTGGACTTGCCTTGTTAAAATTGCAACATTATCTTCCGGAACATCTAGAGTTACCGGATTCTGTTGTTGCTGTCCTTGCATTTGCTGTTCACCACCGCCAAAACCATCAGAAGAAACAAGCTGTGATGCTTGCGCCAACTCCTCTGGGTCTGCGTCCTTAGCGAATGATGCTAAGATTCTCCCAACAAGGGTATTTTTATCGATCTTCATCCCTTTTCCTCTTCCCCTTTCAAGTGGTTTTTGATCTTGTATCGAAACTCGGCTACCAGCCCTACCGCTTGATACAACGGCAACGTGATTTCCCCGAATTTGAACCTGTTTAAATTTTAGTTCATTAGACCCATCTTCAATAGGCTCGTATAGGCAATCATACCCACACGATACCTCACGTTTCCCACGGTCAACATCTGAAATAATAGATGGGTCTTTCATTATTAAGTCTGCTAATAACAAGTCTGATAAATCGTATTGGCCTTTCCTAACATTTGTTACTTGGCCTTTTTCATAGCTATTATAATTATCAGGCCTAACATTTGTACTAGGATGACCTGATGTGACAGACTTGCCTTCAAATGAAGCCATAGCTGCTTTACTAAATACTTCTTCAGGGGCCCTATACACCTTGATAGGTTGATCATAATAATCATTAAGACCAATTTCTTGACCTAGGTACTCCTGCCACCCTGTCCTTGCTATTGGAACATTGTGGCAGACCAAGAAGCCCTCAGGGGTTCTTGTTTGATTCTTGCTAATCCGTGACCCATAAAAAGCTTTCACTCTTCCACCACCTAAAAATACTTTCTATAAATCTCATTTCTTTTTCAGACCAGAAAGGTATGCATATATCCTTGCTGTATCAATCCTTGCATGTCCAAGAAGACTTTGAATTACTTCAAGAGGATCACCTTTGTTTAGCAAATGAGTAGCTATGCCTCTACGGGCGGCTCCACCCAGTCCGGCGGGAAACTATCACCTAGCCATACATTTCCTAAACTAAGTAGATAGTCAATGTCAATTTGCACAAAATCGTATATATTAGCTACTCTACCGTCAATTGCAGTTGGCCCTTCTGGATTTAAGCCCAAACCAGATGGCATAGCCGCAATTTCGACTGCTTCAGCACTTGGAAAAATTGCATACACTATACTATCACCCCGTATTCTTTTAGTTTTGTTTGATGTATTTTATAATTGACCATAACTTCATAACTACTTAATGCCCTACAGTAAAACAATGCCCTATATAACCTAAATCTTGAGTAACTTGTATTCCATTTACCCAAAAATAACGCTATGTCTGGAGATATCAGTTGCCCTAATGTACCTACACTACCCGCATTATCACCATTAACATAACTATTAATGAGTGTGATACACCCGTTATATTTCCATGTGCATGTGTAAATAGTTGGTGTGTTAAAAAATATTCTACCATAAACTGCTGCGCTAATAACGCCATTCGGCAAAGCGAGACAAAAACCTAATGGCCCCAAAAAAGTTCTTAATTTGCTTAGATTCCCTGCGCTGTGGTCGGATCCTAGTATTCTTAAACCACCATAGTTATCTATCGCTTTAAAGGCAACCTCAAAAGCACCTTCAAGCGGAGAAAATACATTAAGAGGTATATTAGTATAATCGTCAGTATCATAAAACAAACAGTTATTTTCTTGCTTTGGGTCACCACCATCACTACCAGAACTACTTCCATGGGTGCCGTGGTTGCTATTGCCCGAAAAATCTATGAGTTGCTGCCCTGCTAACCCTAATTCGTACTGCCTAGCAGGAAAATAATCAGCCTCTAAGCTGGTTTTAGATATTTCTATTTGTTTCCCCGGTAAAATAAGTGAAGGTTGTTTAAGTTGCAGTTGCCTCATTACACCAACTCCACTTCAATGCTCACCGATATATCTTGTCCTGAAATTGTATCAACTAAGATAATCATATTTTCTGCACTATCTACATTAAATTCAAATACCTGGTTGAAACCTTGCCCTGGTGAACCAGATTGCAATAAAACAGTTTGTGCTTGGCCACTATACCAAGTATTTTCATTCCTATTTTGGAAAAATGGAACAACAACTATGGAATTGAGCGTAAATCTCCTGATAAACTAAACGCCACATGAGCATATGCTTTTAATTTACCCGTACAAGATATAGAAGTTATTCCAGTAGGTATATAAGCGTTATTATAGGCAAAATTTATAGACGTTGATGCTTGACCAGTCCCAACAATTTGTACGTTGACAACTCCTGCTGAACTTGCGTCAGTATCAATATTGCCAACGCCAATAATGGCACATCCTGCTGCTCGTTGCGCTTCGGTGACTCTTGCTACCCAAAGAGGGGCAGTGGTTGCCGTAGAAAGAAGAATGTCGTAATACTCTGCACCAGTTGCTTGAGGGATTGTTATGTCAATAGACTTATTGACTGTTGGTGTAACCGTTACGAGAGCACTTACACCAACAGAACCGTAGGCATTTCCAGGGGCAACACCTACACCATGAGCAACGGCGGTCAGTGAACCGGCTGTAGCTGGTTGATCTGCGGCAGTTATTGTTATCGTTGGAACTTTGTCTGCCATAGTTATCGCTGTTCTATGCGATATTACCGAGCCTCTACTACCAGTTAGTTGCATACCAGCATTCTTATCTATAACAAGTGCCTTATAGATAGACTCAATCATGTCGGCATAGTTTACTACGTCACCATCTTCTTGGATAGCTCGACCCGTATTGGGTGCAATTGTGTTTATGTTTGGCAATTATTTCACCTTCTTCCACTTACATTATCTTTTGAAACTTTGCTTTTGACATTGTGATTATCTTACCACCAATAAAGACTTTATGGGGCCAAGATACATCATCAATATCAGTCAAAGGGGCTGGGTAGCACCTACAATTATATATTTCACCTGCATGATATGAGTTATTGGGCTTGCTTTCACCAATGAGCTTTTCAGGATTAGCTGGATTATTCCAGTTAATTAATGCACTATGCATATGATCATGGCTTTTCCTAACCCTTTCATCCTCTGAAGTTCTCCACTCATACCACATCATGCCTAAGTTTTCAGCCCTTGACCTTGTTAAAGCTGTAGTTGTTTTGCTTACTTCGGTCCTAGCAATCAGAGTAGCCTTTGCCCTTGTATTGCCTGGGAACATTAGCTGAATCTCTTTTGCTATATCTGAGGCACGTCTTCCTTTAAGTGATTCTTTTGCAATATAGTCTGTTACTTTTTCTGATATGTTTAAGGGAAGTGTCTGTATGATTCCGGCATTCCTTTGAACTTGGTCATTAAATGCACCCCCAATAACTGGGTCTTTTAACTCATTTATTAGGGCTTTATAGATTATCTTTCCTTTGCTACTCTTCCTAGCGGCATGCCTCCAAGAGGTGGCGTTAGAAACAAATAGCATTGTGACCATTCTTTTTGCTGTTTCATAAGCATGTCTTTTGAATACGGGGTTATTAAAAGCAAACTTTAGTAACTTAACAATAGTAAAAGGGTTATCCTCATCCTTTATCAAATCAACTAAATACTGCATGATTTGATTTAAGGAATTGAAATAACCCTTTTCTAATCTTCTTTTTGGTTGCCAATCATCTCTTGGCATTTACATTACCTCACCGGTCTCATTTCCTTTAAGGTCAAGCTCCTTAACACCTTTCACTAAACTAGGTACATCAATTGGACCTTCTCCTTCTTCGTCATATTCATCCCAATAGCCACGGGCAATAATCGAATCAAGATTGAAAGGTGTATAAATCACTTTTCTTTCTATATCGAACACCCTGGCTTGACCTTTACCTACATCAATCAAAAACGTTCCCGAACCTTGTGTTGCTACTACTTTTCCTTCCATGGTCTCTCCACCTCTATTCTTTATCTTTACCGGTATGCCAGGGTATGCCTAGCTTATCAAGCTGTTCTACAATTTTTTTATCAGGCTCTTGGCCGCAAAATGATACATGAGCAATGTCATGAACAGTTGTTGGGCCAAATATTTGGGCTTCAACATATTCATCTTTAAAGTCACTTAGACTTCTTGCTTTCAATGGGTCTTTAAGGGACCCAAATGAGTATCTTCCAATGATGCTATGATCAACCTCAGTTATTGGCTTAACCAAGAAATCAGTAACCCCTACAGACTTATGGTTATTCAAAGTATCACCAGTACCAACTGTTGCCCTTTTCTTTACCTCGGGCTTAAATGTAATAGATAACCCACCATACATAGATACATACCCGGGCCCTTTCCCATCAAATGCTTCGTCACTGTACATGTACCCATAAATAGGGCGAGTAGCTCCATCAGCTTCTTTATGAATATCCCAATAAGATTTTTCACATTTACTTCTAGCACCAGCACTTAAAGCCCCTCCTGATGTACCTGTTTCAAACTGATTCTTAAATCTACCACCATTATGAAGGATAAAATTTAGAAGTATTTCTGGTCTTATCCTCATTTTAAGGTCACATTTGTCAATCAGATCTTGACATTTTTTGTTAAGCCTTGACTTATACTCTTCAACTGACATGCTATTTCCCTTAGCATAAAATTCAATGTCTGCTTCAACCGTATTATAATAACTTTCAACCGTTTTATCCGGAGAAACGTACCTCGACATAAACGAATCTTGACCACGAACAACTTGCTTATTCTGGGGTGGTACAGGTTGTTCACTCGTAAGAGCTGGTTCCTCACCTTTCGAAGCCGGAACTACCGGTTTTACTGTTTTAACAACATGTGAATCAGGAGGGGTTATTCCATAAGCCCTAGGCAATGCTACCTTTAGCTCCTTAACTGTAAGCTTATCCCAGTCCTTTATTCCCAAGAATCTTGCCCTGTATGCTAACTCAGTAGCATGCATATCTTTTATTGAATCAAAATAAGGTGCCGCCCCGGGGTCGGGAATCTCTTTCTTTAACCCATCATACAGAGTACTATCACCATCAAAACCCGCCTCATAAGCAACTTTTATTGCCAACGCATGCCTCGTATAATGCTCTGGGTTATCAATATAATGACCAGCAATCTTATGCAAGTCGGGAATTGATTTTGACCAAAGCGATACTATTTTCTTAGGTAAAGTGGGTGCTTTAGATGCCTTACCAGAACCTCCCGAAGGCCCCTTACTTGAACCTTTTGTTGAAGAAGGACTTGAACTACCTGAACCTTCACCTTTCCCACTGCCACCGCGTTCACCGGGCCTACCCTTGTGCCCATGATTCCCTGAACCTGCACCACCATCAGTAGTTAATTTATTGTTGTCACTTACTACCTGGGTGAGACCCGCTAGTACGTTGCAAAGTGAAGAGAGAATAACAATTTTGTTCTTATCTATCTTTCTCACCTCTTTTAATCATTAATCTATTATATAACAAATACTAGAATTTGTACATACTTTTTTAAAAAATATTCAAATAGATTTTTTAAAAAAGTATTCATTGTTTGAAGATAACCTCATTTTAACCACTATTTTATTGTCATTACTTTTTAATGCATCAATTATCTTGAACTTTGAACCTTTGCCTAGAATGACTTCCTGTTCATGATCATTTGCTGATAAGTTCTCTATATAGGCAGCTTTACTACCCTTTGGAACTTGTATTTCCAGCTGAACTCTTTTCTTAAAGTCAGTTGACTTCTCAATACTTGTTGAACTGAACCCTTTGTCAACTATTTCTTTCCCTATTAAAGATGATAGATCAGATAAATCAATTCCATCCAAATAATCTATGTCTGCACCTCTGAATACAGTAAAATCAGTTTCAGTATTTGACTTATCAAGAGCATTTGACAAAATTTCTACTCTTTCCCTTGCTTCATTTACAACCTTTTCACTACCTGGAAAAGGAATCCCTCTTAGTAATTTATTCATCTTTAAATATGCAAAGTCAGTGTATTCATGAATCACTTTCTTTTCATCATCAGACAATCTACTTTCCCAGTCACCGTTAGCTTTATTTCCAAGTGAAATTGCTTGTGACCGATTAGATGCAATTTCATATTCACCTCGAATGTTACCTGATACTTTCTTTTTGTTTTGACCGAAAGCCTCCCCCAATGCCCTACCATGGAGTGATTTTGGGACACTTCCCCCGATTATTTCACCTCGTTCGTTCAGAAGGATCTTTCTACCTTTACTACCTTCAGACTTTGGCTTGGTAGTTATCCACTTATTTTCGTCGTCTATTGGTTGTGAATCCCTCACCCTTTTTGCAATCAATGAGTTCAGGTTTTGGATTTTATCCAACTGCCCTTGAAGGTCATTCAAGTCACTATCATTTCTTTCTTCACCGCCAAGCATTCCCATATCAGGTATTTGCTCACCGGGTGTTTGAACATTAGGGTCAGCTGCTTCGATATCTTCATCAGTGATATTTGTCCACATACCTGTTATGTCAGATGATTGACGTAGCTCCTTCAATGCTGTTCTTTGACTTATCAACCCACCACCAAATACATCAAGTACTGAACTAGATATTTTAGAAGCTAATTCAGCCATTTCACTGTCACTAGAGCTTCTTACTGGGCTGAATGTATAATCAAGGTCATCAGGGATAGCCCCTAACTCTGACATACACATTATTGGGAGTAGCTTGTCAAGTACTGGGCCTAGCATTGATTCTTGCCTTTCCTCAATGAGCTCATAATAGTTTTGCATATCACTTTCACCAGTTGCGTTTAAACCAGCTGGGCTTCTACCAAATAACTTTGTTACAGGTATTTCGGCTGCCCCAGCAACGTCCATCATAAAATTCTCATATATATCAGATAGACCACTGAATGTGTATTGCTTAGTGTCAAACTTATCATTTTGGCCTAACAAAAACATGCTAAAATTGTTCATTAGCCAGTTTTGTGCCTGAACCGTATTATAAAGATATTCACGTGTCTTGTCGTTCCCAACAGCGAGAACTTGGTCCATCCCTTCCATTTGTAAAACGTTTAAGTTAGCCCTAAATACGAGGCTTGCTATGTTATAGCTTGTGTTATCACGTTTCTTAAGCTCTTCATAGACATGTTCAAGTTCAGCTGCACCCCAATAAACTTCGGCTTGCTTTTCCCATAGAGGCAAATCACGACCTATGAAGCGCAATACCCTTGAATGGTGTACTGTTGTTGACTCCCTTGTCACATTATTTGTTACCTGGTAGGCCCTGGGCAACCCAAAGTCAGGGTCATTGATGTCAGTTACCAATTCAAGACTCGGGTACAAGCCTGACCATCTGTCAACCACGAGGAGGCCTTTGAAACTACCTGGGAATACCATATCTAGGTCAAGCGGTTCATCTAAAACACCATCATGACCTTCAATAAGAACAATAGCAGCCGAACCGCCATATAGTCTTCCCCACTTTAGGGCTTCAAGTATCTTAGCTTTGACCTTAGTAGTTCTTTCAAGCTTAACGATTTTACTTATTAAATCAGGGGGTAATTGTGTATCAATTTGATACCAGTTTTTAACCATATCACCGGGTACTACATCAATAATTCTTCGTGCTATCCAGTGGTTCCTGTAGAGGCTATTCATTAATGTAAAGTTTTGTGTGAGCCTCGTCACAGGGTAGCTAGTTGATTCAAGCATATTGGGCATCCCAACCCCTAGCCTAGCTAAGACATTTTGGAATGCATCAACTGTAAAGCTTCTTTGTTCCGGTATTTGTACTTTGTTTGATTCTTTATTCTTTCTACTCATAGTTTTTCCACCTTTAGTGTCTGATTAGCTGTTTGTTGGGGGAAGAAAGCGAATATGGCACTCTTTTAATGAAGCCATAAACTTGGCAGTCGACAAGCTTCTTGCTTTTATAAACTTTATTTCTTTGCAATCATAATTAATCCCTCTTGACTCTCTATAAGCAGCTTCCATTTTACAAGCAGCGTTGTATATCTTCAAAGCCTTTATTCTATCTTTAACTCTTACACACCACTCAATTAGCTCATATGCTTTAGATGAGTAAAAGTATTCATACTTTGTCATGATGCTTTCAACCTCCATGGCTTTATCTTCGTCTTACAGTAATACCTAAAAGCGTCACAAGCGTGGTCTTTTACTTTGAGCGGTTGTTCAACACCACGTTGCTTAGCTTTTTCATCCCAAACATATGACACTATTTCATCACATGTCATTGGGCAATTATTCTTATGCACCCTATACAACCTCATGCCTAGCATTGATGATGCTACCGAAATACCATCCCTTACATCATTGTCAGCATCCCTTACAATAAAGCCTCTTTTCCTTAGTTCAGCCTTAAAGCTAGCTGCCGAAGGGTCAAGGATTATATCATCAGGAAAGTCTTCACCTACAAAAATTACAAGGTCATCTGCATATTCACTGTCCGTCTTTTGCTTACCCTTTACTTTACTGTCATAATAGTACTCATTAGTTTGCCAGCATATCTTTCCGTCATCCCATATGTCTAAAAATACCATAGGATTAGTTGTCCCATAGTCAATAGCTATTGTTCTTCTTGCAATGTATCTTAACCCCTTGGGGGCTGTACTATCATCAAAAGTATTTTGTGATTCTTCCCACATATCATAAATAGCGCCTTCTGCTATAACCCATAAACCAAGAATAAATCTCTTGAAGAATACCCCAAAATACATTGACCTGTACTTGTCTTTTACTTTGTCACTGAGGCTTGGGTTGTCATCCATCATAAAGTGCAAATGGAGTAACATCTTTTCCTTTGCCTTGTCGACCCAATTAATCTTAAACCAATGAACAGGTGAATCAGGGTTACAGTTAAACCAATACTTAGAATCCTCTACAGAACACCTGCTTGTCCCCTGATTAACAAAACTTTCAGGCATGAGTGCTACTTCATCAAAAAGGATACCTGCCAACGTAATGCCCTGGATAAGATTCTGGCTACTTTCATCGTTACCACCGAATATATAGAATTTATTTGTCTTACCACGATAAGTTATTCGAATGTGCTT